CAATTGAAGTAGCACAAGATGGCGGTGGAGCAGGTTCACACGTTTCACTATCAGCTATCGTAACTGAGATTAATAAATTAGCTAACCAAACAGCAACAGGCGGTGTGGTAGCAGATATATCTTATGTTAGTGCAACTAAACAATTTTTAAGACTAACAAGAGCTGGCGGTAAAGCTATCTATATACATGATGGTACGACTGCTGGTAACAAAGTAGGAAAAACAACAGGAAACTTAGGTTTCGTAGATAATACGGCGACTGGCATAGCCTCAAAAGCATTTTTCTATAAATCATTATGGCAAAACTTGACTTATGAAGCTTCAGCTAACGCACCAACTAAAGATCCTGTTAACGGCACTTTATGGTACAGCTCTAGCTTAGAAGCAGACATTTTTATCGCTGAAAACGACGGTGGTACAATGAAATGGTTTGCTTATGCTAACAGTAAAAACAATGGAACAGCAGGTTCAATTGCATCAGGTGGTTTAAGAGACTTACAAATAGTTTCAGCACAACCAACTGTACAATCAGATGGAACAGCATTACAAAATGGTGATATCTGGATCGATTCAGATGAACTAGATGCTTATCCTAAGATATACAAATACAACTCGGCTACTTCTAAATGGGTATTGTTAGACAATACTGATCAAAGTACAGCAGACGGTGTATTATTTGCAGACGCGGCCGGTAATCCAGGTGGTGTAGGCGAAGACGCACAAAGTTGGGGAACAGCATACGCATCATTTGATTCAGATGCTCCAAACCCAGCAGTATATCCAGCAGGTATTTTATTGTTCAACACTAGACTTTCAGGTTACAATGTTAAAAAATATGTAACAAACTATACTTTCGATGGTACAAACAACGGCGACACTTGGGTAACTGAGTCAGGTTTAAAAACTGATGGCTCACCTTACATGGGTAGACACGCACAAAGAAAAGTTGTTGTAACAGCGATGCAGGCATCTCTTCAAAGCAATGATGATATCAGAGCAGAGTCAAGATTCTTTAACTTGATTTGTGCACCTGGATATCCAGAGTTGTTAGATGAAATGATTACATTAAGTACAGATAGAAAACTTACAGCATTTGTATTAGGTGACACACCATTAAGATTAAAACCAGATGGAACATCAATACAAAACTGGGCAACTAACACAGCTAAATCTCCAACTAATGATGAAAATGGTTTAACATCATCTTCACCATATGCGGGAATTTACTATCCATCAGGATTCACATCAGACTTATCAGGTTCAAATGTAACAGTTCCAGCAACGCATATCGCGTTAAGAACTTTAGCATTTAATGATACAGTTTCGTTTCCATGGTTTGCTCCAGCTGGTTTCTCTAGAGGACTTGTAGACAACTCAACGTCAGTTGGTTACATTTCAAACGAAGGAGAATTTAAAGCAGTAACATTGTCAGAAGGTCAAAGAGACACATTATATTCTAACAGAGTTAATCCAATTGCGTTTATTCCAAACAGAGGCTTAACAGTATACGGACAAAAAACATTGGCCGCAACAGCTTCAGCAATGGATAGAATTAATGTAGCAAGATTGATTGTTTACCTAAGATATCAATTAGATACTTTAGCAAAATCATTCTTGTTTGAACCAAATGATAGAATTACAAGAGATCAAGTAACTGATACATTCAACAGATTCTTAGAAGATCTAGTTGCTAAAAGAGGTTTATTTGATTTCTTAGTAGTATGTGACGAGAGTAACAACACTGGTACTAGAATTGATAGAAATGAATTATGGATTGATATTGCAATACAACCTGTAAAAGCAATTGAATTTATCTATATTCCATTGAGAATCAAAAATACTGGTGAGTCACTTACTAGTTAATTAACTTAATTTAAGGGATTGTGTAAAAGCAATCCCTTTAAATTTACCTTTAATTTTTAATTTTTTGAAAAAATTAGAGGTTAAAGTGTAAATAAACAGTATATTAGGAGTAAAAAAGATGGCAACATTATCAAAATTTGGAGTACCAATAGACGGTTCAACAGGCCGTGGTGGTATATTACAGCCAAAACTAAAATATCGTTTTAGAGTTAGATTCACTAATTTCGGTAATTTAGGTGCATCTCCGTTACAATTAACTCAGCAAGTTATGTCAGCGACAAGACCAAAGATTACTCATGAGGAAGTGCCAATTCATTCATACAACTCAGTTGCATATATGCAAGGTAAACACACATGGGAAGCAGTAAACTTGACTTTACGTGATGACATTAACAATAACATTTCTAAGCTAGTTGGTCAGCAAGTTCAGAAGCAATTAAACCACTTTGAACAAACTGCGGCTACTTCAGGATCAGTGTACAAATTTAATACTAAAATTGAAATATTAGATGGTACTAATGATACTGAATTAGAACAATGGGATTTAGAAGGTTGTTTCTTGCAAAACGTTGATTATTCAGATGGTGACTATGCAGTATCAGAACCAGTTCAAGTTATCTTGACATTGAAATATGATAACGCAATTCACTCAGCACCAGGCGATACTATATTCCCATTATTTGGTATTGGTGGTTCAGGTACTATAGCATAGTACTACCATTGATTAAAAGATTGGGAAATACTAATGGCTGATGAAAAAATCGTATTAAAACCCGCAAACCGAGCCGCTCTTGTTTATCAAAGCGGTTCGGCTTCGCACGAAGCACCAAGACAAGCACACCAGTTTGTTGTGACATTTGGGTTACAAGAGTTTGGCGGAATACCTCCTCATTTAAAACAAACTTTTACAGAACTTAAAGAGTTTAAAGATAGATTACATTTTTTAGTTAATGTAGTTGATCAACCAAAGATGTCAGTTGATCAGTCAGTATTAAATCAATATAATAGAAAAAGAATTGTAAACAGAACAATTTCATTTGACCCGGTATCGATGAGAATGTATGATACGCATGATGGTTTAGGAATTAAGTTAGCAAGATTTTTATACGAATTTGAATTTCAAGGTGCAAGATTATATAAAAAGAACATGGGTGCAGATGATGAAATGTCTGAACAACATAATTACCAAGATGATCTTTTTCAAACAGATGAGCAATTCAAACAACATCATCATTTTGGTTTAGCACCACACTTAGGAAGAGATAGTAGAATTTTAAAATACATAGACATATATCAAGTTGCAGGTGGTCAATTTAGTAAAGTAAGATGTGTCTATCCACGTTTGTCTAGATTAGATTTAGATACATTAGATTATAGTTCATCTGCTATTGTTAATATTTCGTTAGCATTCCAATATGAAAACTTTATGTTTGAAGAAACAAATGTTGACATTGGAGAAGCTGAAGCAGATATCTCTGGTATGATGTCAACAACATCTGACTTTAAAGAAGTTGCAGGTGGACCTGATGCCGCACCACCAACAAAAATTTCAAAAGATAAAATAGGATATGGAGAAGGTAAAGTTGATCCAGGTTTAGCAAAAGCAGTTAACAAGTCAGCTCAGTCTTCATTGTCACAAGCAAAAGGACAAGGTTTCAACACTAACGATATTTTAAATGCAACGTCAAATGCAAAAGCATCAGTAATTAGTGGTGTAAAAAATGCAGGAAAAAGTGTTGCAGGATTTTTAGGATTTGGTAAAGGCTAATGAGTAGAAACAGTACAAGAACAATCGAAGCAGTCGGTGGAATCAAACAAGTCATTAAACAGTTTGGTTCTATAACAGAAACTATCGTAGGAGGTCAACCAGGCAACAATGGCGAAGACCTTTCTTCATCTATACTTTCTAATTTAAATTTAGAAAGAGAATACATCGATGGTCGAAAGTATGAAATAGTTTATGGTATCTTTAGAAAGTATGTTGAAAGTGATTCATTAGCTCAGGCATATAGTTTGTTAACAATGGATGCTATGAAAAAGTTTAATACAAATTTAGATGACTTGTTTGTAGAAGTAGCTTCAGGAATTGAGTTCAGTGATTTGGGTATTGCACTATTAAACAATTACAGACCATCTACAAGCCAAATAGCTATTAGAAAAGCACAAACACCCAATTCGTTTATCGGTAGACATATTATTGCTTAAATACTAGCATGGCTAGAAGATTTCATAAAGGTTTATATAATTTAAAGAACCCACAGAAGTATGTAGGTAAACACGCACCTAGATTTAGATCTGGTTGGGAAGCAACGTTTATGAGGATGTGTGATAATCATCCAAGTATTCTAAGTTGGGCAAGTGAACCAGTAAGAATACCATATAGACATCCATTTACAGGAAAGTGGACAATGTATGTTCCAGACTTTATTATGATATATGTAAATAAACGTGGTAAGAAAATTGCTGAAATGGTAGAAATAAAACCAAAAAGCCAAACCACAATGGAAAGTATTAAGTCGCAAAAAGAAAAAGCTGATGTTATAATTAATCAAGCAAAGTGGAAAGCGGCGGCTGAATGGACAAAAAGAAAAGGAATTAGATTTAGGGTCTTGAATGAAGACTCAATCTATGCTATAAAGTAACATGAATAAAAAATTAGAAGATACATTTGATTTACCAAACATAGAAGATATGATAGCAGAACAAGAATCTGCAGAGGAAAATCAACAAGAAACATCTGACAAAGAAGAAATAGAAGCTGTTGAAGAAACAGTAGAGCATCCACAACAACCAGATGAAGCAGTAATAAAAAAAGCATTATCAACAGCTCAAAAAATTGATAATGCATTACCGCAAGTTAAAAATTTAGAAGCACATGATGTTGATATGGATGATTTTTCAGATGAAGCAATGAAGTCATATCGTGAACTAATGGATTTGGGTATGAATTCTGAGGCTAGACACGCCGGTAAAATGTTTGAAGTAGCGTCTACGATGCTGAAAAATGCGGTGGATGCCAAGAATGCAAAAGCTGATAAAAAGCTGAGAATGATTGAATTACAGTTGAAAAAACAACGTGTAGATCAGTGGGATAATAAGGGTACAAGCACTGATGAAGTCATAGAAGGCGAAGGATATGTGGTAGGAGACCGCAATAAACTACTAGATCAGCTGATTCAAAAGGTAAATGAAACCGATGATAAATCCGATAAGGAGGATAAATAAAAATATGAAGAGTTTTAAATCATATCTATCTGAAGCAGTAAAAGAGATTCCGTTAAGAATTAAAATAGCGGCAGAAGTTACTGATGACATGATGAACATTATTGAAACAGAATTATCTAGATTTGATGTAGTATCTGTTTCTAAACCAACTAAAACTATTATGCAAGAGCATCCATTGGACTTTGGTACAAAGATCAGAAACACTGAAGTCTATATAATTGATGCAGTAGTACACTTACCAGTATCGCATGAAACAATTAGAAGAAACCTTTCAGACAAGTTAGGTTTAGTTTATGACTATGTTGTAGTCAAAGGTCCTAATGATCCTATCGAGGCAGAGAACGAAGCAGAAGTGGCAAGACAACAAGCCAATGCAGAAGACTATCAGCCTAAAATGGGTAAAGAGTACAGCGAAGATGAGCAGTACAAAGATGCAGATAAAATTGCTGGTGAAGAACACAAAAAGAATTTTTTACAAACATTGATCGATAACAAAGCAAAAGATCCAGACAGAGCAAACGTTGAAGTTGAAGGACCATTGAGTGTCGCAACTAAAACAGATGCAAAAGATTCAAGTGAACCAAGAGAGTCAGAGAAAGGTGCTAAATCACCTTTGTCAAATGACAACAGAGGTAAAAAATAATGATGGAAGCTCAAGCAAAGTCATACACAATCACGGTTGAAGACCTAGGAGACTTTGATTTAGACGAAGATAGATCAATTGCACCATCAATTGAATTTGCTTTGAAGCAAGGTGGTGTTGCAGATGCAGTGGTTGATCAAAACGAATTCAATTCATCTATGGTAGAGGTTGTAACAACAGCTACACAAGACGAGCTTGAAAGAGCTTTACAAAGAGACGATTTACACGCAGAGGTATCTATGAACGAAGACAATGAAGAGATGGTACATTCACCAGCTGGTCAGTTCAAGCAAGATGATTTCACTTCGGGTGTTAAAGCACAAAAGAAATTCAAATACGTTCCAGCTAAACATGGAGACAATCCATTAACTAACGAAGAAGAAGCTGTGACAGAAGATCGCTTTAAGGCTTTGATGAGTGAATACAAATCATTTGTTGCTGAAAGCGACTCAAAAAAAAAGACCAAATAATCAGTGAAGCTGGACAGATAGCACAAGTCCTACAAAGAGACTACGGCAATCATGTGACACGTACACAGGGCAAGATCCGAGCTGACCTCAAAGCGGCAGGCATAGAAGATGACTTCAACATAATGGCAGAACCGCTGTTTACCAAATCAGCTGAAACAATTTTCCGTATGGGTAGACGTGGAGGTGGACAACCAGGCTTGAAAGCAATCGGTGGAATTGAAGATTTAACACGTAATCTAAAAGACATACAGCTAGGTGTGTCCATAGCAGGTTTCCAACCACAGGCACTGAAACAACTAGATCCAAATGTAATCAAAAACAGAATAAAATCCATTCCATCAGGAGAGCCATTCAGTAACATGGAAGAATACATTAAGACTAAAGCAGACGCTTACAAAATAGTACGTATCAGAAACTTGTATCTGAACATATTGTCGCAAATGGAACTAGCTAGTAGATTAGATCCGGGCAAAGTATCAGACATACCAGGCAAAGTGGGTGGTGCATTTGATAGAGCACAACAGGCAATTGGCACTAACACTGGTAACTACCAATCTATAGTAGGTCAATAAACAATCATTAAGACACAGTTAAGGAAACCACCCGTGAGGCGGAGCGGCCAAGATACCTACGATTTTAACCGCAAACATACAAAACAACATACAAAACACATACACAAAAGCCGGTACAACACATACACATAAATCGCATACAACACATACAACATAAATCGCATACAACACATACAAAAAGTCGCATACAAAAATATAATACAATTTAAAACTTACACACATAATTTAAATAAATGTATGTTTAATAAAATAGATCTGAACAGTATCCAAGCGGTTGAAATTGAAGCATCAACATATTGTAATGCAGGATGTCCTTATTGTGCTAGGCATGATCATGGAACCAGTAAAACAATAAAGTCGTTGCCTTTGAGACATATTCCGATTGAGGTATTCAATCAATTAAGAGAAGATTTAGATTTTACATCTCTTAATAAATCAAAAGAAGTAGAGCTCTGGTTTGTTGGAAATTTAGGAGATGCAATAATGCATCCAAAGTTACCATACATATGGGAGTATTGTGCTAAAAATTTTAAAACAATAGAATTAGAAACTAATGGTGGTGTCAGACCTCTTAAATTTTGGAAAGAAGCAGGTAGAGTTAGCAAAGAAGAAAGCTATGATCCATATGATCCAGCCACAATGGTTTTTGCTATAGATGGATTAAAAGATACTAATCACTTGTATAGAAAAGGAGTAGATTGGGATAGATTAATAACCAATGCCGAAACTTATATCAATGCTGGAGGAAATGCTGAATGGAAGTATTTGGTTTTTGAACACAACCAACATCAAGTAGATGAAGCAGAAAAACTTGCCAAGAAATTAGGATTTGCAAAGTTTCTTCCTCAGTATTCAACTAGATATAGTGACGACATTTATGATGATGAACAAATTGAATTAAGAGAAAAAGAAGGAAATTTTTTGTCATCAAATGTTAACGAAGTAATTAAAAAAGAAGCACATAGGTTGAATATTGATTTAGATAATCCAACTAATAATATTGATTGCAAATATATTGAACAAAACAGAATATACATAAATTCACATGGTAGAGTTTGGCCATGTTGTTGGCATTCGTTAGAATATGATACAACTAAACTTATGTTACAAAAAAGTGAACCATGGATGATGCCTTTTATTGAAAAAGGATTTAATGATTACACCAAATATTCATTAAGAGAAATTGCCAGTTCAAGGTTATGGAAACAAATGACTGATGCATGGGAAACTGAAAAAAGAAATGATGATGAAAGTTTAAAAATGAAATTGTGTTATGATAAATGTTCAAATAGCAAATGGAAGTTAACTTGTAATATATCTAAACGT